AGAAGGGCATCCGATGGGCTGGTCAGGTTTTGACGTTTTATTAGAGCAAAGAAGATAAGCGCCTCTTATCTGAGAGATTCAACTACAGCTTCTAATAGGGGGGTATTTCTATAAAGATTGTCCCTTTTTCTATTTCTCTCAAACCCTCGAACTCAAAAAAAATCAGCGCCCAATTTTTGAAAAACCATTTTCAGAATCAGAATAAAAAATAGCTTTATATCCAACCCCATCCAATACCTTTTGGCAGTTCTTGCAAGGTTTTGCGATTGTTGTTTTATTGTTATTATCTATTCTAACATTAACGAAAGTATAGCGCGAACAGTCTTCCTCTCCCAGCCGCAAAAGTGCGCTAATCTCAGAGTGCAAACAAGGTTGATAGTTTTGGGGGTTGTTTTTATAACCAACGTATTTTCCCATTTTGTGATAGGGATGGTGTTTGTTATAGTCGTTTGTACCAATGCTAATGAGGCGCTTTTTATCAAAGATGAATGTTGAGTGAAAGCTGCGGCCATTTTGTTTTTGAGATCTCAGCCCAAAAGCTATTTCTACACATTTTTCCAATCTTTTGTCCATTGGTGTAATTTAACTTATACAGCTTTATTGTCAATGTCAAAATTCATTAAATACACAGATGTTCCCGTTTTTGCAAACTTTAGCAATCCAAGTTCTGCGCCCTCTACTGGAAACGGCGGAGACTTGATGGCGGCTAATGATGTTAGTATTAGTTTTGACGCTCAATTAGAGCCGCGAAAATACTTGGGCAAAAACCCTATCAGTAATGACTATGCGCCCACTGGGCCATTGCAAGCAAAACTTTCTTTTTCTTGGTTTCCTCTTATTGGTTCGAACGCTAATTCCTCAAGCATTTCTCAAACAGGAGTTTTGGCATTAACTGGAGATTTCGCGACTGGCCATCAGATTCGCGTTGGTAATTTCTTGTTTAAAGAGTGTTACCTCAACTCCTACACGGTTCAGATTACTCCTTATCAGCCGATTGTTTTTAGCGCCGATTTTAACAGCTACGATGTGAGCGGCATTGAAGGAACTGCTTTTACTGGGTTGAGAGGAGCGCCAGCCTTGTTGCAAGCTGCTGGCACAGGAGCTTATTTTGATGCTTTGCACGCTTTAGCGTTTGGCGTTACTGGCACTCTTGAACCCTTGCCTCAATCAAAGAAAAGTATTCAAATCTCTGCAAGTTGCGCTCGCTCAGCGATTTACACCTTGGGCAGCGAATACCCCGAAGAAGTTCTTCTAAACAGCGTCGAAAGAACAGTCACAATCGAGGGCGAAAATGTTGGCAGCATCATTGACTTTAATGGTTCTGGCGATGGCTCTAGTGTGAGTTTTATGTTTTCTCCGTTTAGAAATTTCATCACAGGTTCTAATTTTAATCCTAGAACAGATTACGCTTTCTCTATTGATGTTAGAGGTAAGATTGTTTCGCAGTCTCTCTCTGTTCAGCCAGGAAATACTTTAAATGGATCGGTAACTATTAAAGAAAACGTCTATTAAAAGTGTATAATAATATGAATGGCAAAACCCAAAAAGTCAGTAGATGGTTCTGTTGAGATTGGTTCAGCAGAAAGAAGAATTGAATTTAAACCCCGCAAATTTAAATTTTCCGAAAAGCAAAAAAAGCTCTTAGAAATTTGTTTAAATCCTGAGACAAAAATTGTCTTTGTGACTGGCCCTGCTGGATCGAGCAAAACATTCATGGCAGTTTACTCTGCTCTTAATCTTCTTGCCGCTAATAAAGAGTGGGACATGACATACATTCGCAGCTTGGCAGAAAGTGCTGATCGTGGCATCGGCAGCTTGCCAGGAACAGTAGAGGAGAAGTTCGCGCCTTTCATGATTCCCTTGGAAGATAAAATGGACGAAATCATCACTGCTCCCTCAATGATTAATCTTAAAAAAGATGGAGTCATTAACGCTATACCAGTAAACTTTATTCGCGGCTCTAGCTGGACAAATAAAATCATTGTTTGTGACGAAGCTCAAAACTTTTCTAAAAAAGAATTAATCACCATAATTACTAGAATAGGTGAGAATGCTAAACTGTTTATTTGCGGCGATTTGATGCAAAGCGACATTCGCTCCAGTGGATTCAATCAGTTCAACGAACTGTTCGAAGGTGCTGATAGTGAAGCTCAAGGAATTCACGTTTTCAAATTTGATAAAGACGACATTTACCGCAGCGAAATATTAAAATTTATTGTTGGAAAATTGGAAAAATTAGACAAAAAGGTGTAATAATTATTATGCCAGAAAAGCCTAATTCTCTCAAGTCTTTCGATTGGTTCGGTGTTGCCAAAAGCGCCGCTCTAATCTTTGCTGGCATTACTGTTTTGTGGTTGAATAGTAATTATGCGTCCGTGGTTGATTTGCAGGAACTCGACAAGAAAGTTTCAGCAAATGAAGTAAAAACTCAAGTTTTAGATCAAAAAGTTCAATCTATTGTTGAATTAATAAACACTAAACTTGAATATATTAAGCGGGACACGGACGAAATTAAGAAAAAACTAGAAACAGCAAAATAACTTATGGCATCATCTTTTTGTACTAACTGCGGTCATAAAATGACTTATAATTTTGCACCCCCAAATTTCTGTGGGGCGTGCGGTACAAAAATTTCAGCTTCAATTGTTGGCGGTAATTCTCCCGCGAAACCAAAGAAGGTTGTTTCTAAAGTTGATGACGAAGATGAGTTTATTGACGATGAAGATGAAGAGTTCTCCTCTAATGAAGAAATTCCTTCTATTCGTTCGTTTGCTTACGAGATTGAAAATGATTCTCAAAACCGCCAATATCAACTTGGCGAACTCTTTGGTCAACCCAAAGTTTTTTCACGCAGAAACCGTTCCATGTCGCTAGATGATTTAAAAGAACGGCATGGTAGAAACAAATAAATTCTCTTTCGAAGAAAAGCTCGAAATCATTGACATTGAAATTAAAAAGCGCCGAAATAAATGGCAGCTTAATATTTTAAAGTGGATGTCTTTCGAAGATGTTGAACAAATCATCAAGCTCCATATTTTCCGTAAATGGAGCATGTGGGATCAAGATAAACCCTTGGAGCCTTGGGTTTCTAGAATCATCTCTAATCAGATTCGAAATTTAATTCGTAATAATTATACCAATTATGTAAAACCGTGCATGAATTGCCCGCATAATTTGGGAGATGATTTTTGCTCGCTTTCATCTAACGGTCTTCAGAATTCTAGCTGTGACCTTTTTTCTATTTGGGAAAAAGGGAAAAAGCATGGCTACAATATCAAGCTGCCTCTTGAGCTAGAAAATCACTCTAAAGAGATTGAGAACATCTCTAGCGAGAGTTTAGATTTCGACAGCGCAATAATTTCTTTGAACGAGCACATGCAGCATGTTTTACCAGAGAATTATTATAAAGCTTATAAAATGCTTTATTTTGAAAAGAAAAGCGACGAGGAGGTGGCTAAATTTCTAGGTTATCGTTCTAGCGAGAAGAACCGCAAAATAGGCTACAAACAAATTAAAAATCTTAAAAAACTTTTTAGAGACAAGGCTATTGAGATATTAAAGAATTTTGATATTTTATGAATGAACTAACAGAAGAGCAAAAACAATTCATTCGGGAGAATTACATGAAGATGCCCGATCTTAATGAGTTGACAAGAAATTGCTTTAAAAATACAGAACTAGATGGTCGCAAAAAGGAAGGCCGATTAGTGCGCCAATTCTTGATCGACAATAACTTTCAGTATTCAACGACTAAGAAAGTTAAAAGCGACGAGATTGAATTCACCAATTCTCAAAAAGAATTTATTCTAATGCAGGCTCAGGCTGGACTCTCTTCCCTGCGCATTGCTGAAATCATTTTTAAAGATCGCGAAGTTAAAAAGTTAGGATTGGAGCAGAGGGCAGTTTTAGACTACATTCGTTCTGTTAATCCTGATTTTGTTATTGGCAATGAAAACGCTGCTTTGACAGAATATATTCCGCCAAAAGCTTTTAGCCGAGTCTTGAAAAAGATTAATGATGCAACTGGTTTACTTCTTGAAGAAAGTAAAATTTCCAGACAGTACAGAATATGCGTTGACAAACTAGGGATTAACCTTAGCAACTCGCGCTTCACTGCAATCATGAACAATTATCTTTCCATGAAGGATCGGTTATTGTTTGAGGAAGAATTTATTCGTTTAACTTGGGACAAGCCAGACCTCTCTGCTGACGAACTCAATTTGTATATGAACGTTTGCAAGGAAATCATTAACCTTGAAGTTATTGGCAAACACCTTAATAAACTAAACGAACAGTTTGAGGAAATCGAAGACCAGCAAGACATGAGTGTTCGCTTGGCTGAGATTATTAAAGCAAAATCTGGTGAATATCACCAATGCGAGGGACGTATTGAAAACTTAACTAAAAAACTGCAAGGTGATCGCGCAGAAAGAATGAAAAGCAGGCATAAGGAAAATGCCTCTATCATTTCATTAGTTCAAATGTTCCAAGATGAAGAAGAGAGAAAGAATATGGTTAGAATCGCTGAAATGCAAAAAGAATTAATTTCAGAAGAGGCTAATCGCTTGGAAAGCATGGGCGAGTGGAAAGCGCGTGTCTTGGGAATTTCAAAAGATGATGTCATTTAACTGTTTAGAGTGTCGCGAAACTTTCGATTCGGAAAGAAGTCTTCATGCCCATATCAAAAAGCATGATATGTATCTTCATGATTATTATGTTAAAAATTTTGAGAGGCGCGATTTAGAAACTGGAGAGCTTTTGCCTTTTAAAAATAAAGAGCAATATTTTTCTTCATTCTTTTCTTCTGATGAGAGTCAGTCTAAATTCTTTGAGAGGGATAATTTTGAAGCTCCATTGGTTTTATCAGAAATGCTGGAGAAAAAGACTAAAGATGGAGTTTGCCCTTCAGAGCTTGTTTTACGCAGTTATGGCCTTCCGAGTATATCCACATTCAAAAAGTTTTACAAGAGCTACACGGGCGCGTGTGAGGCCGTGGGAGGCAAGCCAATGTTTAACGGTAGATTACCAAAAGATTTTTCCGATAAAGTAAACGCTAAAATATTCATTGATACTCGCGAGCAGCAACCTTTGAGTTTCTCAAACAGCGAATCTCTCAAATTAGATTTGGGAGACTACGCAATTGAAAATAAGTTTTTTAACTATACTTTTGTTGACCGTAAAGCGGAGGGGGATTTTAAATCCACCTTGAGTCAAGACAACTTTGAAAGATTTCGCCGCGAACTCCAGAGAGCTAAAGAGCAAGACTCTTATATTTTTGTAGTCGTGGAAAGCGATCTAAAACAAATCGAAGCTAATAATAAAAAGACAAAACATCAGGCAAACTTAACTTATATTTATCACAATATGAGAGCTTTGCAATTTGAGTTTTCTGATTGTTGTCAATTTATTATGACTTCTAACAGGGAAAATAGTCAAAAAATAATTCCTCGACTACTGAAGCATGGTAGAAGCTTGTGGAATGTTGACTTACAATACTATATTAACGAGGGATTATTAAATGGCTTGGATTGAAGGAAATCAAAAACGTCGAAAACACTACTCTAACATCAATCAAGAGATTTTAGAGAAAGAGGGTTATCTAGAAGATAGAGAAGCTAAAGTTCTTCTTTATAAATTCTTAAAAGAGAACCCATCATTCACTTGTGAACTTTTAACAGGGATTCGATTGTTCCCGTTTCAACACATGGCAATCAAAGCTATGATGTTGACGGATTATTTTTTAGGAGTTTGGAGTCGAGGTCAATCAAAGTCATTCACAACAGGTTTGTTTGCAGCTTTGGACGCTACCCTTAATCAAGGTGTTCATATTGGTATTATTTCAAAGAGCTTTCGTCAGAGTCGAATGATCTTCAACAAGATTGAAGACATTATGAAAACTCCTAAAGCTGGAATGTTTTCAGAAGCAGTTACTAGAATTTCTAAAAACAACGATCAATGGGTAATGGAAATTGGAAGAAGTAAGATCACAGCGCTGCCTCTTGGCGACGGTGAGAAGCTGCGCGGTTTTCGTTTCCAACGAATGATTATTGATGAGTTCTTGCTAATGCCAGAGCGAATTTATAATGAAGTTATTGTGCCGTTCCTCTCTGTTGTGGAAAACCCTACTGAGCGCCAAGAAATTCACAACTTGGAAAATAAACTTATTGAAACTGGTAAAATGCTTGAAGAGGAAAGAACTCAATGGCCAAACAATAAAATTATTGGTCTTTCTTCCGCCTCTTATAAATTCGAATACTTATATAAACTCTACCAACAATATGAAAACTTAATTCTCAATCCTGAGAAAAGCGACGTTGCTCATCGCGTCATTATGCACTTGAGTTATGATTGCGCACCTTCTCAGTTGTACGATCAATCTTTGATTCAGCAAGCTAAATCAACCATGAGTCAATCTCAGTTTGATCGAGAGTTTGGTTCTTTGTTCACAGATGATTCTAGTGGATATTTCAAAGTGAGTAAAATGGCAGCTTGCACCATTGAAGATGGTCGCGGTCAATGCGTGGAAGTTGCTGGTGATCCTCAAGCCGAATACTTGCTGTCATTTGACCCTTCTTGGTCTGAGAGTGAAAGCTCTGATGACTTTGCGATGCAAGTATTTAAACTTAATAAAGAAACAAGACAAGGAACTCTTGTTCATAGTTATGCTATGCCAGGGACTAGCCTTAAAAGTCATATTTTTTACCTGCTATACTTGCTTCAAAAATTTAACGTTGTGTCAATGGTGGGAGATTATAACGGCGGCGTGCAGTTCTTGAATGCTTGCAATGAGAGTGAAATGTTTAAAGAGGCTGGAATTAAAATCGAATGTTTCGACGCTGATTTTGACAATCCTCAAGAGTATCAAGCTGCGCTAAGAGAAGCTCGCAATCTTTACAATCTAGAAGCTAAAAGAATTTGTTTGCTTCGCCGCCCGACTTCTTACTGGATTCGTAGCGCGAATGAATTGTTGCAGTCAGCATTTGACCATAAGCGCATTTGGTTCGCCTCTTCCGCAATTGACGACGATTATCAGAGGCAGAGAGCGAAGAACATTCCAATTGACAAAATTAAGTTCCTGCGATTTTCAGATTCAGAGGAGAAAGGCGACTCTGCCAAAATGATTGATTTCATTGAGCATCAAAAAGATATGATTGATTTGACAAAAGCTCAATGCGCCCTAATTCAAATCACAACAAGCGCTCAAGGCGTTCAGTCATTCGATCTTCCTTCAAACTTGCGTCGTCAATCTGGCCCTGATAAAGCTAGACGAGATTCCTATTCAGCTTTGGTTCTTGGGAATTGGATGATTCAAACTTATTTTGACATGATGGCTTTTGATGAAGAGGAGACTCCATTTACATTCACACCATTCTTGATTTAAAGTAACTTTAAAGTTGGATTGAGACTTTTTTTGTGTAATATAATTGATGTCTAGGTCATATAACAAAAAAAGTTCTTATTGGAAAAAGTTTGAACAAAAGTCTGCCCCCAACTTTTCTGAACAAATTCAAGCGGGGATTGATCCTGTATTAGCGGGAGAACCCTTTTACACATCTGACGCATCAGTTGTTTTCCAAACTGCCAAAGCTTCTCGCGAAGGTCTTTCTCGAACAGAAGCTACAAGCGGGAGAGTTAACAGAGCGGCGCTAGCTCCTACATTTGACAGGTACAGCAGCATTCGTGCTGGCATGTTGCCCTACAGCTTCTCCAACGATGGCGTTTATATTCGCGAGGCTATCGAGTTGTGTCAGAAGGCTTACGCTAATGTTCCCATTTTCCGCAACGCTATTGATTTGATGTCGGAATTTTCTAATGGCGAAATTTATCTGGAAGGTGGCACTGAAAAAGCGCGAGATTTCTTTTATCGCTGGATGCGTAAAATCCGCATGTGGGATTTAAAGGATCAGTTCTTCCGCGAATACTATCGCAGCGGTAATATTTTCATTTACCGCACGGATGGTAAGTTTGACTTGGAAGACTTCAAGAAGCTTTCAACCGCTTACGCAGCAGAAGGAGACATTGTTGCCAACACTATTCCTCTAAAGTATATTTTGCTAAACCCGTTTGATATTGTGGCTAAACGAGCTACAACCTTTAGCTCTGTTTCCTACGAAAAGGTTTTATCTGAGTACGACTTGGAACGTTTGCGCCATCCTCAAACAGAAGAGGACAGGGAGCTTTTAAATTCTTTCCCAGAAAACGTAGTTAAAGATATTAATCGTGGAGGTTTTGCCAAAAACGGATTGAAGATTAAAATTGATCCAGTAAAACTACATTTTTCCTTTTACAAAAAACAAGATTATGAACCTTTCGCTATCCCTTTTGGCTTCCCTGTTCTTGCAGACATCAATGCCAAGCTCGAACTCAAGAAGATGGATCAAGCCATTACTCGAACCGTTGAGAATGTCATTCTACTTATCACAATGGGCGCACCTCCCGACAAAGGAGGAATCAACCACAACAATCTCAAAGCAATGCAAGACCTCTTCCGAAACGAATCTGTCGGAAGAGTGCTCATCTCAGACTACACAACAAAAGCTGACTTCGTTATTCCAGACCTTAACAAGGTTCTTGGCCCACAAAAATACGAAACCTTAAACAAGGACATTGAACAGGGTCTTCAAAACATTTTCTTTGGCGATGACAAGTATGGTAATATCGCCACTAAGATTGACATGTTTATTGATCGTCTCAAAGAGAGCCGCCAAGCTTTCTTGAACGAGTTCTTGCAGCCAGAAATTAAAAGAATCTCTAAAGCTCTAGGTTTTCGCGCTTATCCAGAAGCTCGCTTCAAGGAAATTGATTTCAAAGACAACACTCAACTTCTTCGCGTTACCACTCGTCTCATGGAGCTTGGCGTTATCACTCCACAGCAAGGTCTTACAGTGTTCAACACTGGTCGATTCCCGCAGGCGGAAGAGATCGCTCCTGCTCAAGCAACCTTCGTTTCTGATCGCGAGAAAGGATACTACAATCCGATTGTTGGTGGAGTGCCTGTTATGCCAAGTGCGGAAGCGGGCGTTAATGAAACACCCAAGAGTGCTGGTCGCCCAGAGGGTGCAATTACGGAAGCGAATTTCTCACGCAAAAACATTCAAGAAATTGTTTATAGGATTGAAGCTCTAGACTCTTTCGCAAAAGCAAAAGCAAAAGAAAATATGAACATCAAAAAGCTCTCAAAGCAGCAAACTTCTGCTATCGAGGAGCTTTGCAAAAAGATTGTTTGCGCTCATGATTTAGATAATTGGGAAGCAAACGCTTTAGAATGTGTAAAAGATTTTAGCAAAATTGAATCACTAGGTCTTCTTGATGAGGTTTCGGAAATTGCCGAGTCTCATCAATTGGATTTTTATTCTGCCGCCATTCTCCATCACAGTAAAAATTATGAATCCTGAAGAAGTACCCATCCCGCTCGAAAAAACCGTTGAAATTAAAAACGGAACTGTTGAAGTCTCAATTGCTGAAAAGAAAATGAGCGACAAAGAAAAAAAAGCTTATCGCAAGTTCATGGCTAAGTGCGTTAACGGCGCTACTGACAAGAGCGAAAAAGATGCTATGCTTGCTTGTGCCGTTGACTTCGAAAAGGTGAAAGAAAAGATTATGGCTGAAGATGATCTTGAAGAGATTGAAGAAGAAGAGGAGGACGAGGAAGATGAGGAAGAAGAAGTGGAGGAATCTGAATCTTCAATTAAGAAACAAGGTAAAATTGCCTACCGCGAAAAGCCTAAAAATTTTACAAACTCTATCAAAATTATCACTGTCGAACAAATTCGCAAATTGGAAAAACATGAGAAGGGTGAAACGGCAGAAGATGAACGCAAAGAAACAAAAGAAGCTTGGAGAAATACTGTAGATTTATAATATGGATTTTAAATATAAAACTAAATTCGATGTATCGCTTCGTCAATGCAAGATTGGCGAAAACTCTTTCATTTCAACCGCTTCACTTGAAAACCTGAAGCAGCTTCTCCCCAGCAATCAAATTGATCTTGGTAAAAATATTGATTTGATGGGCGTGGCTTTTGACGCTGCTGTTATTAACCAATTTAACAAAAACGACGATGGAATTGATTCTGAAACCGCTGTTAAAATTGCTCCCTATTTCATCCACAAGCCAACTAATATCGAGCATAACAAACAAAAAATTGTTGGTCATATTGTTTCTGCTGGCTTTAGTTCTTGGGGTGAGAACGTGCCACTGACAAATGACGAAGTTCTTCAAACAAATGGTTTGGTGAACTTAGCTTTGGGCGCTGTTGTTTATAAACTTATTGATCCTAAATTTACCGACTTGGTTTACAGATCAACTAGCGAAGGCAATGATTTATTTAATTCTGTTTCTGCAAGCTGGGAGCTTGGATTTAGTGAATATGTTTTAGCGCTTGGCAGCACCAATCTTAATGAGGCCGAAATCATTTCCAACCCTAAACACATTGAAGAGTTAAGGGGCAATTTACGCGCTTATGGCGGTAACGGCAAAACCAAAGACGGCTCAAAAATTTATCGCTTAGTTAAGGGTAATGTTTATCCTTTAGGGATTGGATTTACCTCTACACCCGCTGCAAATGTCAAAGGCTTACTCTTGGACAATGCGGAAGTTGAGGAAAATGTAACCTTTAAAGATAAAAGGGATAAAAAAGTTTTCGCAATAAATGAAAATTTAATTTCCCAATTTAAAATTAAAAATGTAAACAACAAAAAATCTATGGATTTAGAAACATTTCTTTCAGAATTAAAAGCTTCTCTACAAGAGAAGAAGTTCTCCGAAGAAGCGATTGCTGGGATGACCAGCACTTTTGCTGATGCTATTCGTGAAAAAGACGAAGAGTATCGAGCCGCTAAACAAGAGAAAGAAGCAACCGAAACAAAAGCCAAGGAGTTACTTGCTTCTGTTGAAGGTCTTCAAAAAGAACTTTCAGAAACAAAAGTCAAACTTCAGGAAATTGAAGCAACACAAGAAGCTGAAAAAGCCCTTGTCCGTTTTAATTCCCGCATGGAAGCCGTTGACAGCGTTTACGCTTTAGAAGACGAAGATCGTCAGATCCTCGCTTCTGAACTAAAAGCTCTTAACGTTTCCGACGAAGCTTTTGCTTCTTATCAGGAAAAACTAGCAATTGTTTGGAAACATAAAAACAAAGAACACATCGCTCGTTTGGCTGAAGAAGCTGAAGCTAAGATCAATGCAGAAGTCGAAAAACGTCTCGCTGAACTTAACAAGTCAACCGCTTCTGTCGAAAAGACTGAAGCTGAATTGGCCGAAGAAGCTCTTGAGAAAGCTAAAGCTTCTGAAAAAGAAACAATCCCAAACAACAACGGTGAATCTGGCAAAGAAACCAAGAGCTTCAAAGAAAGGTTCGCTGCTGCATTCTCCCGCGACAACATTAAAATTTCTTAATAAACTAATATGTCACTCAGACTACTCCCATTCCGTCAATACGATGATAACGATGTTATCAATCTATATGCACTGGCTGATGCTGCTGTCAACGAATCCGTAACTGGCGTTGGCTCTGGCGATGCTGGTGTTTTCGTCAAAGTTTCCGCTGGTAACTTTGATCTAGACCCTGTAAGTTATGCTACGAACAGCTACCTCGGCAAAACCGACTATCCTTTCGTTGGCGCTAACCAATACCCTTCCGTTAACCTCAAGGTAACTCCTGCCGCTTCTGGCGACACAACCAACTGCCTTGGTATTACTCTTCGCCAGACTGCTAAGTTTGACGAAAACGGCGAGAAGCTTCTTTACTACCGTCAAAAGGCTGAAGAACTCATGTGCGTTCTTCCTGGTCAAGCTGTACCAGTTGCCACTCGCGGTGTATTTAGCCTTGGCGCTAATGCTCTTGACGGTACTCTTACCGTTGGTAGCGGATTCAAGCTTTCCGCTAATGCTGGTAAAGTTACTGGCTGCGCTCACAGCGACGCTGGCAAACTTGGTATCGTTCTCGGTACTGGTTCCCGCACTTCTCAGTCAACCACAGATCAATTCGCTGGCAATTTCGCCGTGATCGGTCTTCGCATGTAATTCAACCAAGGAGGAACACTAATTTAAAATGAAAATCACTCTTAAAAGAACTCCCGAACAGGTCGAACTAATCAAGGCTATGGCTTCCCGCAATCGTCAGGTTGCTTACGAAGCTCAAGTTGCCCTTGCTGAATTCATCGGCCCTGTTCTAGCCGAAGTCATCAACAACGCTCCTACTCTGAGCAATCTCTTTACTCAGCTTCAGTTCAACGCTGATGACAATCCTTCAATCCCTCTTGACCTCTACTATGATATTTCCGACGAGGACTATATCACTGTTTACAGTCAGAGCGTTGCTGGTGGCCTTCCTCAGAACCAAGTCCTTCCGACTGTTTCTGAAATGAAGATCGCTACCTACACCCTTGACTCCGCACTTAGCTTCGACCGTCGCTACGCTGCCAAGAGCCGCATGGATGTAGTCAGCAAAACCTTCACTCGTATGGCTCAAGAAATCCTTCTCAAGCAGGAGCGCACCAGCGCTAACCTTCTTTTGAGCGCCTTGGGTGCTGCTGAAACCAATGGTCTTCAACACCTTGTTTCTTCTACAACCGCTGGCACTTTCTTGCTACAGGACTTCAACAACCTCATCACCCGTGCTCGCCGCATCAACACTTCCTTCTCTAAGGGTACTCCAGAAGGCGCTGCTAATGCTCGCGGTATTACTGATCTAATGATCAGCCCTGAGTTGGAAAACTCAATTCGTTCGATGGCTTATAACCCTATCAATACTAAAGGTGCTGGTGGTCTTGCTCTTAGCGCAACCCAACCTGCTTCCAATGGTATCGCCGCTCCTGATGAAATGAGAATGGCTCTATATAACTCCGCTGGTCTTCCAGAGTTCTACGGCGTTTCTCTCATGGTAATTAATGAGTTGGGCATTGGTCAGAAGTATAACACCATCTTCGGTTCAGTTTACTCTCCTTCTGGTGGCGACATCACCTTCGATGCCAACTCTCAGCAAGTTGCCGTTGGTCTTGACCGTGGCCGCGAGTCCTTGATTCGCGCTACTGCAATTGACGGCGAAAGCGGTTCTGAGTTCAGCCTCATCGCTGACGACCAGTACAGCATCCGTCAGAACAAGATCGGCTACTTCGGTTCACTCGAAGAAGGTCGTATGGTTCTCGACAACCGCGCTCTACTCGGTGTGATCGTCTAATCAACCTCAACAATTTGGGACTGCTCGAAAGGGCAGTCCCTTTTTTTGTTTATTTTAACAACTTTAAATGTAATATATAGTATGAATCTAAAAGATGAATTAAATAATATCGAGCATATCAACGGCAAAGAATTCAAGGAAAAGGTTATTGAGCTAGAAAAAATTCTCGGTGTTCAAGAAGTTAACCCTTTCAAAACAACTGAACCTCAAGTGTTTGAGGATCGCTTGGCTGATATGAATTATTCTGAAATGCAAGCTTTGGCTATGCGCGTCGGTCTTAGTCCGTATCTTCAAAAACCACAACTTAAAAAGGCGTTGTTTAAAGAGTTCAAGAGTTATAATTTAAATGCTACAGGCAAGATGCTTCCTTTATCAACTAAATCTATTCAACTCAACTCAAACAATCCCCAACATAAAGAAGCCCTTAGAATCTTAGGAGAATTTTAATGAGTGTATATTCTGATTTAGCGCACGAAATTTTCACTGTAGAGTTTGGCTCTGATACCAGCGTCACTACATTTTCTCAAATTAGTGGATGGTTCTCCACTAATCTTGGGCTTTTAAATAACCTTCTTTATTCCAACTTTTCTGGCTCTGATCCTTCCCTTGGAGAAGAGGAGAAATCTATTTTTAAAGAACTTTATTTGAGCAATTTCTATACCAAACAAGCTCGTAATGCTTTGCGCGGAATCTTGTCTTCTTCAAACAATGGAGATAATATTCTTTCTGTTTCAGATGGTGACAACTCTATTACTTTTGTTAACCGTAATGAGGTTAGCAAAGTTTATCGTGGGTTAGCTTCTGATTCTCAGATTAAATTAAAAGACCTTATTGCTACCTATAATAGTTATAAGGCTGAACCTCGTCAGCTTGGAGGCATTGAGGCTGGATACTTTAGTGGCAGTGGCAGCTATTATGCTTACCCTTACGCTTACTATCCTGGCGGCTATCTATAAAATATTTGGACACAAAAAAACCCCACCTTTTCAGGTGGGGTTTTTAATTTTAAGGGTTAAGCAAAGGCTAGAGGGGAAGCTCCAGAGAAGTAGATACCGTGAACAAGGTCATTCGGGCCACCAATCTGAGTGGAGAAGCTGATGTCAACACTCTTGTTTGAACCAATGTCTGAGGAGTAGCTTTCGCTGTCAAGACGAGCGGCTGCAAAAGTATATTTAACAGCAGGAGTGCTTGTTCCAGGAGAATTGATTGTGAGAGTAATGCTTCTCTCGCTACCGTCATCAATCATGTCGGCAAGGTTGCGAGCTTGCACTTCGTTTACTAGAGCATTTACGCTCATAGTTGCAGTAACAGGGAAATCTGTTACACGGGCGAAGGCGAAGCGGCTTCCGAGACGCTCAATTGGAGTACGGCTCATTGGGAGGCTCAAGCTAACACTTTGGATGTTGATTGCATCTGAACTATTGTCAACAGTAGATGTTGGAGTACCGCCAGTGCTAGTGAAACCGCCAAAGCTTAGAGTAATATCTCCAGGGCGAAGAGCGGTTACGCCATCACCTGTGCTTGGAATAGGTAGTTTGATATAGTCACCTGTACCAGTGAACAATTTAGTTCCTAGAGCTGGGTTGATGGCTGGGCCTACAAAGCCAGTAACGTTACCGCTAATGCCGTAAGTTGCAGCGCAGAAACCAAGACCTTCGACGGAAACGGAAACAGTTGGCAGATCACCAACAGCAGCGTTAAGAGTGTAGTCGGTAATGAAACCATTACCAACACCAATAACTCCTTTGCCACTTAGAGCGGTTGCTCCAGTGTTATAGTTAAGGTCAATACCTTCACTATCAGTGACGATGTAAAAGTTGATGCCAGATGAGCTAACCATTTGACCTGATGCGAAGTTACCAACGGTAACAGGGCCAGCAGGAGCGCCAGTTCCTTGAACGTAGAAACCAAGAGCGGATTCATTGAATCCGTCAGCTAGGTAATATGATAGGTCAAGGCTTACAGTCGGAGACTGAAGCACAAGAGCATCAATACGAGCAAGCTGACCAAATTGGTTAACATCTTGACGAGTGATTTCAAAACTATAATTAGCACTCTGCACGCGCTTTAGTTGCTTGTGTTGTGCTCCAGAGATTGAATTTAGACCGCTGCTTACAAACAGCCCTTCAGATTGATAGATTACGCGATTTCTTGCCATAAAAGAAAGTTTGACTTATTTACATCTAAAATGTTTAAATGAGAATTAATTTCTTGAGTATCTCATCATAGAGATGTCAAAATCAATAAAGCCGACATAAAGATCATTAACTAATGACTTTCGAGCTTTGTCATTCATTTTAGAAGTTGTTACTTTATCAACGAAGTATTTGTTGTTGTTGACGTATTTTGTTTTTAAATTTTGATAATTGTAATAGCCGCTTTTTAAATCTCCATATTCTGTGAATGGATATTCATCAAATGGAATGTCTGTGATCACCTCATTGAATGAATCCGCGAAAATAGAGAGAACGCCATCTAATTGATAAGGATTCTCAGCAATTACCACAGCGTTAAGGTTAGTCATTGTTTGATTCATTCCTCCAAACGCGAAAGGTTTGTTTTGGAAAGCGGCATTGCAAATGTAGATTGCTGGAACAACTTGGTCGTATGGTTGAATGTATGTGATGTTTTCGTCTGTCGCAATTCTTCTGTTTACGACGAATTTTTTCTCAACTAAAATGTCTTCTTCTGTATCGTTTGAATAATAAACATTAAAATCTTTCACTGCGAAAGAACCAGTAACAGTTGAACCTGTAGCTAATCCGCTAATCAAAGCGCGGCCATTGTCAAAGTCTAAAACTCTTTGAGCAGAACTATTATCCACTCCAGTAGCGCGACCATAAAAGGTGCCGCCAACAAAAACGCCTGAAGGAATAGCTGCGCCACTCACTGAATAGTCTGACACCCACTGCTTGTATGGACTTCCAAAAACAGAATAAACGTTTGGCAGTCTTTCGTCTGAATAATTGTAAAAACGACCAGTTGTATTAGAGTAGGCTTGACCCTTGGTTAGCAAGTAATTGTCAAACCAAAGCGTAAAAGATGAGGCTAATTTGTGTTGATATTGTGGGGTCATAATATTCCTGAGATGACTACTGAATTGTTTATTTGTTGGAAGCGTTTAAGGTATTTATTCATCAATGCCGAAATGTATGGCGTATTTTTAAACTTTCCTGTTCTAATTACACCATTTACTTGAACACCTTCGCCCGAACGACTATACACGCTTTCGGTATTTAAATATTGTCCAAAACCAGATATTCCGCGCTCTATGCCTTCCGCCCAACTGCGACCACTAGCCCACGGCATAGGAGTCTCAGCAAATATTTCTTGTTTAGATGGTAGGTAAATTGTCATGATGAAACCATCTTTAGTTTCTCTATTGTATTCAATTCTACTAAGATTAAGAAGTCCTTCTATGCTGTCTGTTGGACTGTCTCCCTCGTCGAAACCAATGAAAGAAAAAAGATTGCCATAACCTCCCAATGTTCCGCTAGAATTTTCTGCAAAAGGCCCAGATTTTATTTCTACAGTAATTGGATGATTCTTGAACTCAGCCAGCATTTCTCGCTTAATTTTGTTGAAGGCTGTGACTATTCGCTGCTGAAAAGCTTTGCTATACGTTTGCGCAACTTTTTTACTTACAAAAGCTGACAGTTGTTTCTCAAGATTGCGAGTTGTGATTTTCTTTGCCATTACTCATCTACAGGTGTTAAAACGAATTCGTAATATTGTGGGCCAAACATTCCCAAGGGTTTACCATCGCTTTTAATGGAGAAACGGCGACCATCAAGCTCAACTCTTTTCGCTTCTTTAACGTATTCGTAGCCTTCCAAGTTGACTTTAATTTTTACTGTTCCTGTTGGGAGAATAATCTTGTCTTGGCCAGGGCCAGGGTTTTTCAAAAGCTCCTCATTCATATCGACATATTTGATTCGAGCTTGGAAAGCTTGAGAAACTTCTGTTGTCGCAGTATTGGAAGTTTGCTGCCTATACAATGCGTTGTAAGTTGGCGAGGAAGCGATAACGGTTCTTTGGCCGATTTTAAACACAGTAATTTCACGCGCAAAGGTGTCGTGAATCTGGTCAATGATTGACTTGATGTTAGTTTTTTGGTTTTCTGATAAAAATCCAGCCATATTATTTATTTTTACACTTTATCTTTTATTATAATAAAGGTATAAGGCATGAACGCTAAAAAAATTCTATCGCGCAGGCAGTGTGAAAGCACAACTGTTCTCTTCAAACAGTTTTTAAAAATTCTAGAAGATTTGAAAAGAGAGCATGATGCTGCATACAAAAAGCTTTACGACAACTTGCCAGTTGAGTATTCTCCTATTTTAAATGTGGCCAATTACTTTGATCTTGATAAGATGGCTCACCTAAGAAAGCGCGTTTTAGACTTAGGAAATGAAACAATGCGTTCAAATGACAACGAATTAAATGATTTTAGTATAAGTTTTGTTTTTAACAATTAATATAAATACCAAGGAATATGGAACTCAAAGAAATTTACAATTTTACAATCTACGAAGAAACTGAGAAATCAGTGGAAACAATCTCTAAAGATGAAAGCGGAGACGAGATTAAGGTGACTAAAAAGGTCACTGAAAAAACTCCCGTTAAGGTTATTCTTAAAAGACCTTCGCGCCGACAAATCGAAGAGGCTGATCTAGAATACAGTGTGGAAATGTCCCGCTGTGTTAAAAAGGGCATTCTCACCAAAGCTATGCTTGTCAAGAAGTATTCTGATACTGGCGGCTTAATGAGCGAAACTGAAGCTAAGACTCTTTATCAGCTTTACCAAAAGCTCATGGAACTTCAGCGCGATTACACTGAAAACGAGACTGTCAACAAGGCTGAACCTAATCGCAAAAAGAAAAGCGAAGAACTTACTTTTGAAATGACCAAGGTTCGCGATCAGATTGTCAAGACAGAAATGGCCTATCAGTCATTGTTTGACCATACTGCTGACATGAAGGCTCAGAATCGCTTGCTTCTTTGGTACATTATTAATCTCACATACATTCAGCGCGAAGAAGATTCCAAACCTTCCCCTTACTTCAAGGGAGAAGATTTCGAAGACAAGCTCGAAGATTACTACCAAAAGGAAGAATCAGAAAACCTACAATATTTTGAAATCGCTCGCAAGGTTTCTAATATTGCTGCTTTTTGGTTCTACAACCAAGCCTCCACGAAGGAAGATTTTGACGGCCTTCTCTCTGATAAGAGCGAAACGGAAGAGTCTGAAGAAAAGACTGAAGAAGTTCCAGCGGAGGAATCGGAAACTAAACCCGCTTCCAAGCGCAAAACTAAGAAGTCTTGAAAGACAATTTCTACATAGAAATAGTCAACGAAATTTTTGACGGATACACACGGTTTGACTTTCAGGGTCAAGCCGTGTTTTTGCGTCATTTTGATTTCAAGGATCAGAAGATTCTTAATGATTGCTTTGAGAAGCATAAGAAAGTTGCTTTAAAAAAGGGCATCCAAGACGAAGAAGATATTTTAAAACGTCTAAAAAAAGACGGAACTTGGACAAATGAGGACGACTTAAAGCTCAAAGAGTTAGAGAATTATATTGATTCCCTAGAAAAGACAAAAGCTAAAATAGTTATCCCATCTCAAAAAGTTACTCATCAAAAAAACATTGATGAAGAAAAAATTAAGCTTCTAAACTTGCGCTCAGAAAAGTATCAACTCGTTGGAAAGACAGCTTCCGAGTATGCTAGCAATCGTTCCAACGAAGATTTCCTACAAAACCTACTCTATAAAGATAGGCTATTAACTGTTCCATTTTTTTGCGACGAAGACTTTGCGGAACTCGATGGAGATGAGCTTTCGCAATTGATGAACGCTTATTATAAAGTAACTGGAAAATTCAATGACGGCGAAATTCAAAAAGCAGTTTTGCAGGATTGCTTTAGTTTATATTTAGCGCACTGCGAAAAACCTTGGGACTTGTTTGGCAAGCCAATTATTAGTCTTTCTGTTTATCAATTGAAGGTTTTAGCTTACGGTAGAATGTTTCTCAATATTTTCCAGAATGTTGACAAGATTCCAGATTCTATTCGCAAAGACCCTGACGCTCTTATTAGTTTTGCTGAAAGCAGCCGCAACAAAGAAAAACTCTCGTCTAAGATGAAAGACAACTCTGCGACAGCAGTGTTCGGCGCTACCAAGGAAGATTTAGACTTTGTTGATCCAGAAGCGAAGCCTCTTTCCCTTAAACAACTCTTGGAAAAAAATGGCGGACAATTAAATATGGAACAAATGATGGAAGTAATGGGACAAAAAGTGTAATAAACCTTTAAGGAATAAGGTATGGCACAAGCAATCAACGCTCCACTCAATGTTCAAGTTCAAAATGGTCGTCAGTTAACGCAGCAAGTTCAGGCTTCGTTAAATGCCGTTCGTTTAAATTTGGGAAACGGCAAAGCTTTAAGCTCACTTTCTCAACCACTTGGCCGATTGACTGGACAAGCTGACGAGTTCACTAAATCTCTTGACGCTGCTAATGCCCGTGTTTTGGCGTTCGGCGCTTCTGTTGGTATCGTTAATGCCTTTTCTAATGCTTTTAAAAGTTTAGTAAATTCTACCATTGAAGTAGAAAAAGCAATTAAAGCCATCTCAGTTGTTGGTGATCAGTTTAACGGAAAAACTAAACAGCTAACGCAAGGTCTTTTTAACGTAGCTAAAGTTACTGGCCAAAGCTTTGCGGAAGTTTCTAAAGCTGCTCTTGAATTCTCTCGTCAAGGTCAAAATGTTGAAGAAACTTTAAGACGAACTCAAGATGCTCTTATTCTTACTCGATTGACTGGTTTAGATGCTGCAAAAGCTGTGGAAGGTCTTACTGCCGCAGCTAACGGATTTACCAAGGCTGGTTTGAACACGACTCAAATCTTGAACAAGCTCGTTGCTGTTGACCAAGCTTTCGCCGTTTCATCCGCTGACCTTATCGAAGGTTTTAACCGATCCGCCGCTGTTGCTGAAAATGCTGGTGTAACATTTGATGAACTAGCTGGTATTATTACAGCATTGCAGCAGAAAACATCTCGCGGTGGTGCAGTTATTGGTAATGCCCTTAAAACAATTTTCACTCGCCTTCAAGATACAAGTACTCTTAATCAGTTACAAGGTTTAGGAATTGCTGTTCAAGACTTGCAAGGTAATTTATTACCTGCAAGACAAATTTTACAAAACTTAGCTAAAGATGTCGAAGGTCTTGGTCAAATTACTAAAGCTGGTATTTTTAAAGATGTGGCTGGAGCTTTCCAGATTAACCAGTTAATTTCTTTAGTTTCAGATTTAAATAGTCAAAATAGCATTGCCGCTGATGCTACTAGAAAATCGACTGGAGCAACAAATGAAGCTTTTTTAGCTAATGAAAAACTCAGCCAATCTCTTGACGCAATCATTAATAAAGTTTCATTAACTGGTCAACAGTTAGGCTCTTTGATTGGGGAACTTGGTCTTGCAGATAGTTTCAAAAGTATTCTTAGTGGAATCAATGGTTTCTTAGAAGGCGCTACGGACTTGCTGCAAGGAGACGATTTAGGTGCTAAGTTCGCTAAAGGTATTGTCAAAGGCATTGGCGCAGTATTAACTGGCCCTGGTCTTGGTATTTTTTTGGCAGTTATTGGTAAATTAACTCTTGACTTGGTTAAGTTTGGTAGTCAGAGTATCAAAGCTTTCTTTGGCATTGGCCAAGCAGCAAAACAACAGCAGCAAATTCAAGAGTCTATTGTTCAAACACTTTTGAGAAATGAGAATGTTTTAAGAACGATCTTAAATACTCAAGGTGGTCAAAATGCTCAAGCTCAAGCTTTTTTAGGAATTTTAAATCAGCAAGAAAAAGCTCTTCAAAGCATCAGAAGTCTTGCTGGCGGTATTGCCGCACCTGTAATTGCTGCTGGTTATGGTGTTGGATCAGAAGGAGGCATTCAGCGCAGGGGCCGCGCTGCTGGCGGCTACTTGCCCGCTCAGGAAGCCTCAGATGTTCGCCGTGGTGTTGGCGGCGCTTCACCAAATTCTAAAGTTGTTTCTATCCCGAACTTTGCGTTTGGCGGCGGCAAGCGCGGCACAATGATCGCTAATACTAGCGAATATATTGTTCCTAATTATGCTGGCGGTGGTTCTGCCATCTTTAATCAAGACATGGTGAAGACCATGGGTTTGCCTGCTGGAGCAAAGAAGATCGGTGCGGCTAGTGGGTATGTTCCGAATTTTGCTAATTTCAATGTCCAAACTAGAAAAAAAAGAAAAGAAAAAGATGCCAATATCATTAATGATATTAAAATTGGAGGGATGTCTCCTTCCGCATATTTAACTTTAGGAAGTGGTGCTAGAACTAATGCTGGAAAATTCAGAGATTTACAAACTACAGCGCAAGAAATTTTACAGCAAAGATTGGGGCCAATTAGTCAATCTGCAAAAATCGAAGGATCAGGAATTGAATTTATTAATCTAAATAGATTACAAAGCACTTATCTTTCTGGCGGAGAATTAGTCTCCGATATTACGGATTTAAGATTAAATATTAATTCTGGTCAAGTTAATAAAAGTGATTTAGGTCAGAGACTTCGAAATATTGCAAACAAAATTTTACCTCAAACTCCAGGTAAATTAGATGATGGTTTGCGCGAGCAGTTAGAGTCAGAAATTTTTAGCACTAGCCAAGCAAAATTTAGCGCTGGAAATATATTTGAGCAGGTTTTAGTTAAAACTGTTTCGGGCCAATTAGCTGAAAAAAATAGTAAAACTTGGGATTTACCAAAAAATATGTCAGCAGCGTTCAAAAAACGCTTTGGTATTGGCAGTGAATTTGGAGATATTAAATTAGGTATTTCTCCGTCTAGCGTTTCTTCATTTATTGGCAAGCATATTATAAATCCAACAGGAGATAATAAATCATCAGCTTCTAATGGCTATATCCCCAACTTTGCTGATTCTAATTTCACCAACGATCAGTTGGGAGTTCTTGGGCTTTACGGTTCAAATGAACCAATTAACGGTTCTCCAGTCTATACCTTTGAAAGTAACCGTCCAGAATTTTATAAAGATATTAAATCTGGTTATCAAAAGCGAATAACAGGTTTTGTGAATAGTTATTCAAAACAAATTGCTAGTAAAATTGGAGGCGGATTTCAAGTTTCCCCCAAAGCAGTTATTAAATCTTTAGATTCTACAGATAGAATTTCTGGTTTTATCTTTGAAGATGTAATGAATCAACTTGCAGGCCCAAACTTCGATACTAATCGAGTTAGTGGCAATGTTAGAATTGATTTTCCAATGACCAGTAATTTGCGTGAAGTATTTGGCGTAACTGGAGCACAAAGATTTGCTGAAGTTAAATTAACTCCACAAGAACAAATTTCTAGCGTTATAGAAAAACAACAGGCTCTAGCGAGAGCTTTGGCTACTGGAGGATACACACCTAAAGAAACTGATTCAAAACTTATTGAGGAACTTAGGAAAGAAGCTATAGAAGTTGAGTTTGGGAAAGGTGGACGACCAAAAATTGAATTAAAGGATAGGAAAAAAGCTTTTATCCAAAAGATGCGCAGTTCTGGTTTATTAACTCAAACTTATCTTGGACAAGGTGCTGATGAAACAAATGCGATCAAAAAAGTTTTAGGATTAGCTTCTACTGGTTATATTCCTAACTTTGCCGCTTCTGCTCTTCAAGAAGCTATTGCCCGCGAAAAGAACGCTGGGCTTTCCAGTTCTCAAATTTATGTTGACCAAAGCTCGGCGCTAAAGTCCGCCTCAAATCCAATGGGATTAATGGTGGCAAATACTCGCGATGAGCCTAGCGGCGGTTTCCAAGGTATCGCACGCGCACGCAGGGAAGGATCTAATCCTAAAACTTATGGTGCCTCTAAAGGATTCGTGCCAAATTTTGCTCCACCAGCGCCAGTAGGCACTGGCCCAAATGATCCTTTTACTGGAGCCTTACCAAAGTCTATTGCTAATAATGCGCAGAAGCTTCAAGAATTCGCAAAATTAATTGACGATATTAATAAAAAATTAAGCAAAAATAAAATCACTCAAGACGAAGCAAATAAAAAACTTGAACAATTTGTTACTGGAATCAAGGCTGGTAGTCAAAATTTAAATCCAACAAAGGGGAAAGGATTGCAAGCTGTACAAGCCGCACAATCTCAGTTAATTTCTCCACAAGAAAAAGTAGCTTCTGGTTTTGGAGATGTTGCTGGCAAAGTTTTCTTGGCTCAAAGTGCTTTAGCATTTTTCAATGGAGCTATTGAAGATACCGAAAATTCTTTTGCAAAACTAACCGCTCAGATTACTACATCTATAGGTAATATTGCTTCTTTAGGTCTTATTGGTTCGCAAATTGCTTCAATGAATCCCACTACAGCTTTTGGGGGTTTTATTAAAGGATTAGGTTTAGCGGGAATTGGCGCTGCTGGAATTTACGAAGGGTTTAAATTATTAGATTTTGGAATTAAAGAATTCTCTGGAGAAAATGCTAAAGCTGCACTGGCTTCGGCAAAGCTTGCAGAAGCTTCTGATAAATTATCAGTAAAATTCGATTCTTTATCAAAAGTAAGGCAAAACGAATTAACGACACAAGCTAGTAAAATTTTAGGCGAGTCTGGTTTTAAAAGTTTAATAGGCAGTATTTTTGGCTCAGAAAAAGGCGGTGGAGAAATTGGTGGTAACGTTGATGTTCAAAAAGCTGTTGCTCAATTATCCGCTTTAGGAGCTAGCGAAACCGATATTAAAAAAATTCTAGAAGGAAGCAGGAAGTTTTCTAAGCAAACTATTGGAGTTTATGGCGGGACGGGATCAAGAGAAGTTGTTACAGACGTTACTCAAGTTTCAGATGTAGTTTCTGGTTTAGAAGAAGCTTTATCATCTGGTTTAGGTAAAACTTTAAATACTCAATTTAAATCTTTTGAAACAGCTTTGTCTGGAATAGATTTAACAAAAGCTGGTGGAGCCGCTTATACAGTAGGAGCCAAAGCTTATGGAAAAGAAAAATTTTCAGAATTAAACCCTGAGCAACAAAAATTAGTTAAAGAAAGAGTCAAACAAGAAATTGAATTAAATAAAGAAAAATCGCTTCAAATACAAGCCGATCAAAAAATCGCTCTTGGAGAGAAGGTTTCTGTTGAACTTGCCAAACTAAAATTAGACACTTTGATTGAACAGAAAAAAGCAGCAATAGACCTAAACACAGTTCAAGGTACTGACAGTCTTCGTTTTCAATTGGAAACTTTAGATGTTTCAGAATCATACAGAAATGAATTGGAAAAACAAATAAAAGTAAAGGAAATTGAAGCAGAATTATCTAAGACAAATTTAGGATTAGTTAGCGCAGTCATTGATAAATTATCTTCTCTTCCTAGTGACAGTGTTTTGGGGGTTAGCGCCGATCAGTTTAAAACTATCGCTTCCGAATTAGAAGATTTAGATATAAAATCAGTTAAAGATTTAGATAATGCTATTTTTGAAATAGGTGGGGGTCTTAGTTTAACTAAAGATCAATTGCAGAATATTCTCGATCTTTATAGAGAACAATTTAATCAAGCTCAAAAAAATGCAGACGCTCAAAAGCTATCCATTACTAATGCCGCTGATTTTACAAGAAGAGTTATTGATTCAAAAAATGCCTTAGAGTCAGCTAGATTATTAACGGAAAAAATCGCATCAGATTTGGAAAGAGCTGGTCGAGTTCGCATTTCCGTAGAGGAAGTACAAATTGGTTCTTTAGAAAATCAAGCTAAACTTTTAAGAGAGCGAGCTAGCGCAACTACAAATACTTCAGAGCAAAGAGGTTTAAATAACGCAGCCATTGCATTAGATAAAAAAATAAATGATGCTCGCGCCACCTCTGCTGAAAAAACATATCAAAGCGAAAAAAAGGCAGCAGAACTCAGAAGAAACACTGCGGCTGGAGAATTAATGCGGATACAAAACGCAAAAGATTTTTTAAATAATCCTCAATACGATAAAAATCAAATTGAAGCCGCTAAAAAAGCTTACGCAGATGTAGAAGCAGAACTCAGAATACTGGACAACACTCAGCAAAAAACTCGCGAAAGTTTTACGGCAACGAACGAATCTCTCGATCTTCAAGCTCAAGCAATTTACAGGTTAACTTCTGCTACAGACGCTTACCGCAACACTCTCTTGCAATTTAGAGAAGGGGCTGGAGAAAGAATTGGCGCTGCTGATATTAGTATTCTTTCTGCAACCGATCCAACCTCATTGGCGACTGCCACCATTCAACGCAAAGTTGAAATGGAAGCTTTAAACAAAGGGTTGCAGGGCGAAGACTACTACAAATCTGTTATTCAAGGAACAGAATTGGAGAAAAAAAGATTCGAACTCTCCACGGAAAATTCTAAAGTTCGCAAAATCGAATTAGAACGCGAACTAAGGTTAATGGAAGATATTGCTAAAATTTCAGCCGCTACTGATGAAGAGCGTCTTGCTAAAATCAAAGAAATTATTGCTGCAAGGCAGCAGGAATCTCAAACTTTTGGTTCTGGTTTTACACAAGGAGTTGCTGATTTAAGCGATAAAACTCAAAACTTTAAAAACGAAATTGGCCGCGAAATCCCTAACCTTTTTGCTTCTAATCTTGCTCAAGGATTGAATGATGCAATCTCTGGAGCTAAGTCTCTCAAAGATGCTCTTAGAGATGCGGCCACATCTTTCCTCAACGCTATAACTCAAAAGAATGTTGAAAACATAGCTAATCTTGTCACGGGCGGTGTCGGCAATGTTGCACAATCTTTTTTCGCTTCTGGTGGTCAAGTTAATGGCGGTTCTGGTGTCAAAGATGACGTTCCAGCAATGCTCATGGGTGGCGAATATGTGATCAGAAAATCTGCCGTTAAAAAATATGGCTCTAAATTCTTGGACTCCCTAAACAATGGCGGCATCAAAGCTTTTGCCAAAGGTGGCGGCGTTCAGAGTGGTCGCGGAGGCTTCTACGTCCCTGGCGACTACGGCGAGGGAGCAATCACTGGAAAAGGTCAACTCTTAGCTTTTGCTGGTCAGAGCTTCACTGGCGGTCAATATGACCAAGTTGGAGTTTCTGGAATGAGCGGAGCTTCTATTAATCTAGAATCTGAAAGCGCTAGA